AGTTGTATCCTCTTTCTCAAACTCTCGCAACAATGACCAGTCTACATTCTTTGGCATCTTTGTCAAGAACTCTTTATACTCATCTTCATTGATATCCTGATAAGGTGCTTGCTGATATGTATGCTCACTGAATGGCAGGAAGCTAATACCTGACACCTCATCAAAATGTTCGTACACCCAAGAACCTACATCCATCCACTCATTCTCTTTGACTGAGATAGTGACTGAAGGTTTGTGTTCACACCAATGACGCTGATATGTGAGCCACAGTTCAAGCTGCTCAATAGCTGTCATGTCAGTGCGAGTTACTGCGTTCTTAGGTGACTTCATAGGGAAACTAAACACTGTTGTTGAGTCGGGTTTCATTACATCAGGTTCAGCCGGTATTCCCTGTGAAATAAGGAACTGTGTTAGTGGGTCTTTGTTATCGCCACGAACAGTACGAATGTAGTACGGATTGTGACGAGCATGAATACCACTGGCTGCATCAGTAAGCTGTGACACAGTGCCGCTAGGCTTCACACAAGTGACAGCAGTTGACTGTGGTATCTTAAGCTGTTTAGCCATAGCCTTGTTTGTTTCAACAGACACGGAGCGTAGCAATTCCAGTACAGTTTCAAGTGTACCACCTGCAGTGCTGGTAATCTTATTATCCATGATGCCTGTCAGTGATACACCAAGCAACCGTTCTTCTTCTGTATTTTTCTGCCATATCTTACGAAGATACTTGAAGTTAGTTAGTGTAGCTTGGAATGTGCCAAGAATAGTGGCAAGGCGTACCTTCTCCTTCAGTGTTTCAACTGTATCTGATTCACGTACTACTACCTCAGACAAGTTACAGAACTGATAAGGACGCAAGATAATTTCACTGCAAGGGTTGCAACCGAAATCTTGTTCTGCGTCACGCCGACCATTCTTAGCTGCCTGCTTCTTAGCTGACTGACGATTGAATATACCACGCTCACCTGATTTAGATTCATACAAAGACAACCACTCACGCATGAATGTACCCATCTGTGGCTTCTCTTTGTAGGCAACAGAGTTATTTGCCAAGGCACGTTGTCCTTCTTGCTCCCACCACTGTCCTGCTTTAGCATGGCGCATCTGGTCATCATTGAGATTAGACAATGAAATCAATGCGCTACGGCGTACACCACCTACAACTACAACCTCACCAATCTTACACATGATGTCGTGACATTCTATTGGATACAGCCTACGTCCAGCAGCACCCTTGAACTTCTCAATACAAAACTCAAAGAGTTCAACAAGGGGCTGTGGGCCAGATGCACGACCACCAAAAGTCTTTAGCCTTGCGCCTGCAGGACGAACTTCGCTGACATCGAACTTAGGAACTTGTCCAGTATATAACATAGCAATCAGTTCCTTCAGTGACTTTGCCCATCCGGGGCGACTGTCACCTACTTTGATTACTGTGTCTGTAGTATGAAAATCTTCATTTACGATAGGCAGCTTCTCTACGTGATGACGTTCAACACTAAAGCCTACACCTGTGCCACACATAAGAATATACATTGTTTCATCAAACGCACGGGGGCTATCTACAGGCACATAGGAACAGTTGTATCCACCTACGTGACAACGATCTAGTGCTGGCCCAGCAGTCATCAATGCCCTCATACTAGGCATGATAGATTGGTTAAGTACAGCTTGTTCTAGTTCACCTCTCAGTGTATCTGGTAGATTATAGCCAGTAGTAGAAGACAAATGCTTAGACATGTAGTCAAAATATCTTTGTACAGTTTCACTCCATGTTTCCCTTCGCTGTTCATCTTCTTTCCACCGTGCATAACGTGAAAGTGCTATAAAGTTTTGGTAGTCTGTTGGTAATTGATTACTTATCATGTTGTTTACTCCGTAATTGTTTTTATGTTTCTGATAGTAGCACCTTCTATATCATAGAAATACTCTTGGATGCACTCTTCCAATTCCTCGCCAACCATTCCATCAGCTGGTACGGGATAGTCGTCCTCGTCAATGTCAATAGTAATAAACATCTTAACTCTTATCACTTGCCATTACCTCTTCAATTAACTTATCCAAGTACCACTTGGCTTTCTGCAAATCCTCTAACGGCTTATCTTTATAATCAAAACGCCAGAGATACTTCATAATGTTGCCCTGTAAGTAATATTTAAAGCCCATATCGGTTGCAGCAGAGATTGCTTGAATACACTCAATACCTGTCTGGTTATAATGTGGTGGACTATTAACCATGTCAACAGATTCTGCTGAAGGCCACATTTGTTTTACATCTGATTGTTTACTTGCTTGTGTCATACGTAACTCCTCTTGCTCCTTCATTAACTTCATAAACTTCTCATGCCTACTCACGCTGAACCCCCTGTCTTTGTGTTAAAGTTAAGATGTACTACGTTACCATCATAAGTCTTTTCTACATCATCTTCTAAAGATATGTCAATCTCTTCTTCTTGTGACATTACAAAATTATGCAGCATTTCTCTGAACTCTTCTACCGCTTCCATAACAGGAACAGAAGAACAAATCATTTTGCTGAAATGCATCAACTGTGTGTAGTCATCATCATCTAATGGGTTTTGTGGAAAGGTCATTACCGATAAATCAATTTGCCCTGTCCATTCATCTTCTTCAGTAAGAAGAGGCCGTATACGTATAAGAAAGTCTTCTTTGTTTATATCTTTTAACACATCCTCTATGTCCATATTTATCTCCTTTTAACTTTAGTCCCGCTAAATTTAATGAACTTCGGATGTCCATTTTTTCCTCTTTCTCTTAGCCAGTCTTCCGGGATGATTCTATCATAGTAACGAAATCCATACTTAATACACCACTCGCCATAACTTGACTTAGCACCCTTTCGTAACTTGCGTTTACTGTTTTCAAAAACAAACCTAATATCCAGTTTAGGATGCTGCTTTTTTACTGCTAAATGTTTACGTCTGTCTGCCGCAGTAAACTGTCCTTTAGTTTCTATTATGATGCCATTTGGCAGCACAAAATCTGGTGTATATGTTCTGTATGCTAAATCTTCCCACTCTATCTTCACACACTCGTAGCCAAAGTTTACCTTTAACTCTTTGAGATAATTGGATATTTTTAATTCCAGACCACTACGATATCCATACTTTCGTGCTGCCCTAAATTGTTTATATAAAGACACGACTACGCTATATCACGCCAAGGAAAAGTATAACGATAATTATAATTCCGATAGCCAAGAGATTTAAGTTCTTCTTGGATAGCTTTATCTGCTTCATTACGGGCTGTAATAGCATCTCTAAGCCCAGCAGTTTTTCGCTCACGATATTCCTTACGCAAGTCTGTAAGACGATTCTCACATTCTCTAATTTCGTCAAGTAAAGTCTCCAGTTCCAATCCTTCATTCATCCATATACTCCTTTCTTAAGTCTACGTATGCCACTACAGGTGGCTGCTTTGCCTGTGATTTAACGGCAGGTCTTTCTACAAGAGAAGGCCAGCAGTCAAACCGATATGAACAAAAAGAGCAGTTTTTATTCAACACTTTGTTGCCCGTAACTTTCCCCCTAAAAGTTTCTATCTCTGGCTCAAAACATCTTTCAAACTTATTTGTCTCTACCTTAGAAATAGTATCTTTTATTTTAGATACTTCTGTGTCAACATTTAATCCCGTAGCTGGCACATATTTAAACTGACCATTAGATTTGTTTACTACCCACCAGCCGCCTGCCTTCTTATTAGAAGCCTTTGCATAACCAGCAAGCTGGGCTACGTATCCAAAACTGTCTCCACCAGCAAGGGTATTGTAGGACTCAAATTTATTTCTGTATGACCAGTCTGAAGCTGATTTAATATCATCAACTGCGTCATTAAGGATAAGGTCATAAGAACCAGAAATACTAGTGTCACCACAGTCAAGATTAACTTTGTCTGTATCTTCATACTTAACCCCCGCTTCCGTTAATAAACCTTTAAAAACTGCCTCTACAATATCTCCCATAAGCATGTTCATTATAAAAGTATTAGGCATAGGCAATGCAACATTAGGTTTGTTCTTGTCATACCAAAGCTGGCAGGTAGGCCGTCCAATGTTAGACATACGTAGAGTAAATTCTCTATCTTTACGTCCGTTATTAAACTGCCTCTTGACAGCCTCTTTGATATCTTCTGCTATCTTATTGGCCGTTTCCTCAGAAAAAGCTACGCCTTCCGACAAAGCTTTCTCTAAGTATTGGTGTATAGCAAGTTCAGCTGGATGATTCATTTTAATCTTCCGGCGTTTCGATATCAATGAAGTCTTCTACAATTTCAACATCATCATCGGACATCTTTGAACGTGTGGTCTTATCCCATTCAGAACAGATATAGTCATTATAGTTCTGAACCCAAGCCATAAAGTCTGCAAACAAATCCTGATCTTCTTCCTGTAGCTTAATGTCGTTCTTAGCATCAAGCGTTGGTATGGGTAGATAAAACACAGCACCTGTGGGTATCTTACGTTCTTCTGTAGCCAAGTGAATATTATGCTGCACAGGAAGAC